CTTGTAAAGGTTAACAGATAACCGTTACGATCTCCTGCGGCTGTACCAGAACCACCTTCTGAAGTGTCAAGTAACAAACCAAACTCTTTACCAAACATACGGTATGTACCATCCATTTCTTTGGTAACAAAAGTTAATCTGTTTTTCGCCAAAGTAGTAACAAGGTTGCGAGTGTTTGCATCTCTTTTGTTCAAAGGCAAAACAACTTGATGCGTGTAAAAGAAAGTACCATTCTCTTGTGAACCAGTACCGCTATTGCCAGTGTTTGCAGTAGCGCGTGGAACCTCAATCTTCCAAAATCTTTTGCCGGTTGCTTTTGTCATACCGGTTACAGTACCGGAAGCATCAACTACACGACTGTTGCCAGATGCGTCATACAACGCGCTGTTTTCAATAACGTAGATAACCTCAACGCCGCCAACACTATCGCGGCAGTCTATAACGTAACCCGCTGTTAATGCACATGCCATAATATTAAATTTTAAAAAAGGCGGCCATAAAACCGCCTTTTTAGTTTATAAATTTACTTAGGATATTGTACCCAAGAACTGAACCACTTCGTTTGTGAATGCTACGTTCACACCCAGCTTCCACTTTGCAACGTACTTTACAATCTGCTGATCGTCGCTGTACCACATTTTGTAATTGTTCTCTTCGTTTTCGATGTCAACTGCCATTACAAGGTTGCTAACGCGTGTAGCGAAAATATCGCCAGTACCATCCAAACCGTGTACCGCTTCCAACTTGATGCCAGTACCAGGGATTGTTAAACCACCGTAGTTGCTGTTATCGTTGTAGTTGTAATGGAACAAGTTAGCCGCTACACCTGCATCAACGTACAAGTCGTAAACATCGTATCCTACCATTACCACTACATCGGTCATGCCTTTCAAAGCCGCTGGAATCTTGTTCTTTACGTTTTGGATAATGCTGATCACGTTTGATGAAGTGATTGCTGGAGTACCAGACAATGCACCTGTATTTGCGCTCACTGGAGAACCTGCTGCGATTTGCTTAATTAAACCGTTGAACTTGTTAAGGTTCGCGTTAACGCTTCCGGTATCGCCCTGCCATAATGCAGTTTCATTTTGCGCTGCAATCTTTGCGTTTTTACGATCTAAGTAAGCCGCTTGGAATTGCGCGTTTGTAAAATCTTCGTATGTGCTTCCTGCTCTCAAAGCCTGCTGCGTAAAGAACGCTTCAAGGTCATTGATGCAAAGGTTTTCGTTAACCTTAATCTTACCAACTACAACCTCACGCTGTGTGATTGAAGTTGTACCAGATGCATCAAATGCACATGATTGGGTTTGAAAAACTGCATCGGTATCGAACAAAGGAATTTTCGCTGAACTTTTAACCTCACGCAAAACAATACCATCCTGTAGGATTAATTGCTGAGTCTTTGCCCCGAAAACTGCTGACATCAAGAGTGGTTCGATTTGTTCTCTTGTGTATGCTGTTAATGTACTTAATGAGAATGCCATTTTATTTTGCTTTTTTGGTAAAAAATACTTTTGTTACGTTTTCAAATAATTCTTTTGGATCTTGTTTTGCAAACTTAGCTGCACCATTGCTGGCCGCTGCATCCGCTGTGGCTGTAGGTTGTTCAACTAATAGCTGTGTCAATCCCAACAACCCCTCAATCACTGTGTTTGCCTTGTTTAGCTTTGCCTCGTATTCTGCAAACTTGCCTTCGTACGCTGCAAACTTTGATTCGTAAGAACTGAATCTTTCGTTTGTGCTTTGCTCAATCTTTGCAAAACGTGATTCGATTTCGATGCTAGGATCTTCAACTTCGATTGCAGGTTCGGCCGGTGTGATGCTTTCGATAATTCCATTGTCAACAAGTACAATCTTTGTACCGTCAGCAAGGATATGCTCTCCTGCCGGTGCTGGCTCCAAACCAATCATTACCATACCGCCTACTTCTAACTTATCAACGGTTACCTCAGTGCCATCCATTAAGGTTGCACTGATCATTTCGGTTTTAACTTCGCCCGATGGTGCTGGCTCGTCCATTAACGCCAATTTCAACTTTTGTAATATTTCTTTTGCGTTCATAATGTATTGTATATTTATTCAGTGATTGGTGTAAATAGTAGCTCAACTATTTTTTTTAGCTTCTGTTCCGCGCTTTCTTTTGGCTTATCGTAATCGAAAAAACCCTCAACGCTGAATCCTTTTAGTTTGTTTTCCTTTACGGCCTGCCATGCTTCGTCATTTTCAACATACATTGAACCAAACCAGCTACCATCGGCTGCATCTTCATAACCCTTCATTGGCAATATTCCACGCTCGGCATCTGTTATAAAAGATTCAAATAAAACCACGCCTTCAAGTTTCAACTGTTCATCGTGCATTACGTTAACATTCTTTTGGTAGCCACGCTTTGCGTATTTGATGGCAATCTTTTGGATGGTTTCCTTTGAGAACTTTACATAATGGTTGCCCATTTCATCGTTAGTTCTGAAGATTAATTTATCGGCTAACATCAAAGGCCCGCTGATTATACGCCTATCTTCGCTCTCAATCTTGTATGATTGGTGCTGGTTAAAGGCAATAAAGTCCTTTTCGATTGCGGGTAAATCTACCAGCGCAATGTAATCGACTTCGCTATTGTCATCCCTTATCCGTAACTCGTAAACTGGAATATCCATAAAGTAATGTATAAAATTTGCGGGTTTGGTTTAAATGGGTTAATTTAGCTTTTTGGTTTTAAGTTTAATTTTTAGTAAGCAATCGCCCCGCTACGTTTCTACGTTGGCGGGTTTTTTATCAATTGATTCTGGCCTGTCTATTTAGCCTCTTAATCTTTTCTTGGTTTCCTGTAATATCCGATTCAACTACAAACGCTCTACCAGCGGCATTGCCTATTTGATTAATTTGACCTTGGTCTAATCGAGTGCTTTCGGCCTGTGGTGCAACGGGAGCCGCTATCGGTGTTGTTGGAACACTACCAACGCCGCCACTACTGCTACTGTTTGGAACCTTTACTTTAAGTATATTTCGCACCGCTGCCAAACCAGCTATACCAACCGCAATACCTTGAGCAATGGCATAGCCTGGAATACCTCCCGCCGGTGTTCTTGCTGCCGCTCTTATTGTTGATGTAATTGATGCGTATGTATCAATCAAAGATGAGGCAACGGCTAAGGCTTTACCCGCTGCCGTTTCCCTACCTACTAAGTCGGTAACTGATTTCAAAAGTCCAGATGTTGCTGAAAGGTTACGCTGTTTATTTGCAAATACATTGTCATCTATTGCTTTTTCTTCATCTGCTTTGCGCTGTTTTTCTGCAAGTTCTTCATCTTGTAAATTTAATACTGCTTGTACACGATCTTTTTCACGTTGTATAGCTGCTTCGTCATTTGCTTTTTCTTTTTCATTTTCTCCTTCAAAAAATGCAACATCAGCTTCTAATGTTTCGGCACGATCTTTCTCTATTGATGCTTTTAAATCTTTTTGAAACTTTGCTAAATCCTCAAGGTTCTTTTTATCTTCTGCATCCTTTATAGCTTTTAACCTTTTGCGTTCTGCTGCTGCTGCTTCAGCACGTTGTCGCGCTGCATCGCTTGCACGTTTTGCTTCTTCTGCCCTTTGTTTTGCTGCTGCATCCGCTGCGTCCTTATCTTCTTTTCCGGCTTCCGCTGCTAAAACAGCTTGTTGTTGTTTTAATTCTTTAAATCTGTCGGCCTCCTCTTTACTTAGTGAACCCTGTAATGCAAGAACTTTTCTTAGGTTGTTTAATTCATCTGCATACATTGCATTTTTAACCGCCCGTATTTCTTTTGACGTTGCGCCTTGCGCCTGCATTATTTCAATCTGATTCTCAAAGGCTTTATTGTTATTTTCAGTAGACTTTTTTAGTTTGTCGGCTTCTCTACTTGCTTCGCTTGTCAATCCAATAAAGTCAGTAAAGCTGTTTATTAATTTACCAAAAAAGTCAGTAATACCTTTGAGCGGCCCAATTAACTTTTCAATTACCTTTTTAACCTCATCAAAGTTTTCTATAACTAAGCCAATCAACACAACGAGCGCACCGATACCAGTGGCAATGATGGCACCGCGTAAACTTTTGAAGCCTTTACTACTTTCATCTACTGACTTTGTAAATAGTTTTTGTGCTGTGGCTGCTATGGCTGTAGCCGCTGCAGATGCTTTTTGAAATACGGTAGTTGCTTTAATTACATTGCCTAAATCTCTAAATGACTTCACACCCTCCAAAACACCGTTAAGGCCTTGGCTTAATGCCATTGCACTATTAACTTTTAACAAGGCTTGTTCTACTTCTTTACTTTCAGTACCGAATAAACCGATTGCCCCTTGTGCGGCACTAAACCCACTTGCTACCGCGCTAATAGATTGACCAAACGCTTGAAACTTTCTATCCCCATCAAAGGCCGCTACCAATCGGCTGGCATCGTCAATCGTACCCTTTAATCCTTCTACGTTCTTAGCCGCGTTTGCAGCCTCTTGGCTGAACTCCCCAAAGTTTTCGATGGCGTTGGTTAACTCGGCGCGCGCTTCCTTTAATCGGCTTTTAATTGAGCCTACCGATTTCTCCGCGTTCTTACTATCTACTTTGACCTCTACTGCTATTGTTGATGTTTCTGCCATTTTAGTATGTTGTGTTTATTACTCGTAAAAGTTCACATTTAGTTAACTCATTTGCCCCTGCATCGTAGTCCATAACTTTTGACAATCGGTATAAACCGCCATCAATGTATTTAAATGTTGCAAAGTCTAAGTTAAATATGTCTTGTTCGGTTAGTTTAAAGTAAGCCGTTAACAATCGGCTGTCCTTGTCTGTTATTTCAGCCATATAACTACTGTAGTAAAGATTGAACTGGTTTACATTAATCGCACCGCTAACCAGCACAAAGAATAATTCAATAGGTACACCAAAGTTGATGTCGTTGGTAGGAACATCGGGATCGTCAAAGTGGCCAGCGTAACAATATTCTGTGGCTGTGTGTATATTACCGCCGCCGCCTGCATTCTGTATGTGCCAGGTATCAACGCCTGTAATTTTTTTACATTGCAATATTCTAATAACGCTGTCTACGTTTTCTTCAACATTGTTATTTAATTTTAATATGGTGCTGTAAATCTTATCTTCGCCACCGTAACCCACCAAAACCGTGCTGGCAAAAATGATGTCAACTTGTTCGGTATCTTTTGCAAACTCCAAACCGTTATCAAATATTCTATCCCCGTACCCTTCATTGTAGCGTTTACGATATTGTTCAAGAAAAAAGTCGCTATCGTCTTTGAATTTAAAATTGTAATACCGCGCGTTTATTTCACTCATTGGCTTTATGCTTATCTGCTTTTGCCTATCCATCTTTGCGCTCCAATCTTCAATAACACCGGTATAAAAATCTGTGTACGGTTTAACGATTAATCTTTTCTCGATGAACTTATCCTCGGTTACATAAAGGTTAAACAGTTTTAGAATGCTAATAAAGAAATCACGCTGGAATATATTTTTAGGTATTAAATCGTTAATAGTTAAACTATCCCCTAACGTAGCGGCTACAAGTGTGGCGGCGGTTGCTGAAATATTAAATAGGCTAACGGTGCTGTTTAAGTTAAATACTTGTGAACTGCTTACTGGTGCATCCGTACAAGCTAACAGCCTTATAATATCGTTTGTATTTAATGTTGTTGTAAAATCAAACTCAAAACTGAATGATTCAGCCGAACCGCTACCGCTGTTTAATATTGTTTGAAAAGACAAATATTGTGCGCTGCCATAGGTGTCAGTAATGCTACCGCTTTTAATACCTACAAAGAATGTTTGTGCTGTGTCTGAAGTTGTTGTTCCAGATATTGTCATACGGATGCGAACACTTGTAGAAGTCGCGCCGATGTATTGAAATTCCCCACTACTTCCAAAGTCTGTAAAGTTTGCGGTTACCGTTCCCGAAACGGGAATCGGCGACTTATCAACGGCGGGATCTATGCCATCGCCAAACAGCACGTTTGTTGGGCCGCCCGTTGCATTCACAAAATTAGTAGTTGAACGTAGTAATTGCTTTTGATTATGTGGAACTATTAACGACTTAAAGCGTGTTGTTTCCTTTAATGGAAACTCTAAGGTATAACCCGAATTTGTTACAATCTTTTCAAGGTA